CTTTTGTTGATTATTATCGTGCCAGCCAAAAATCCTAATTTGACAACGACCCAAACCTAAAGGATCTACACGAGTCTCCACAACACCGACCCACCAACGAAAACCATCTTTACCTAGAAAATTTTCCATTATATTGATTCACCATAAGTGTTGTTTCCATAAAAATCTTCGTTGCCTTGTACATCTGCATCCGCATTTGTTGTGTTGATACTATCTTCATAACGGACATTTCCACCTTTAGTAATCTCAGAGTAATACTGGCTGCCAATATTTTTAACATCATTATAGAAAGGAACGATACCAGAATTTAATTTATTTTCTAATGTATCTCCATCAATACTGACATGATCTTCCACAGAACTATCTTTTGCAATTTCTAAAACAGTTTGATATGTTGAAGGAGTAATAATGACATGACGAACCGCATTTACCAAATAGTTACCAGAAAAAAACTTATCCAAATCTCTATTAGTTTCTAAAGACATAGAATACAGATTAAATTGAATAACATCACCTACCGTAATGTTTGGATCTCCAGGTATTGTTATTTTTAAAACATTATAGTTGGCCATCGAAAGTTCGGCCGTTCTATTAGGTACAAATTTTTCAATTCCAATATCTTCACCTAATGTTTCATCTGATCCTTTTAAAAAAGGAACTTTGTCTTGTTCTTTATTTGTAACTACAAGTTTTAATTTTCCTTCTGGTGACTGAGTTTGTGTTGCACCTTTTCTGTTTCTCTTAAAATTTACTGCATCATTTGGATTTAAACGTTTTTTATAATCTTTATTATAATTGTAGTCGGTGACATTAAAATTTCTTGTTAAAGGGTCAATTGAAATTAAACGACTTGCAAATGTACCAGAATCAATATCTTCTAACATATCATGTGTTTTGATAATCTCATAATTTAGTACAGTTATGGCATCAGATTGAAATGATTGATACTTGTCTGGTAAATTAATGGCTTGATATTTGTACTTTGCGTAAACTCTCTGTTTACCTTTTAACATCATGTTAGATAATGATTTAAAATGAAAACCTAATTTATTTTCAAAAAATATCATATCTGCTGTATTACCGCCATTGTAACTAGGTCTAGCATAATTTGATAGCCAGCTTATTGCTTCAATTGGTTTCATTCTTGGTATGACAAAATCATAAAGACCGTAAGTTTCTTGTATGCTTAATTTTGAAGAAGGTATTCTCAATTCTTGATTTAATATACTTCCTATCATTTCAGATATTTTTTTATCTTTAAACACACGTACAACTTTTATCTGTTCTGAAACTAAAAGTTCTTCCGAACAGAAATATAAAGTATAAAACTCTACCATCATATTTCGAGATGGTACTCTTGGTCCAACTTTATATACTCTAAATTTTTTCTTTACTCCAGAATTTCCACCAGAACCTAAACTTTTATCAAATTGAACCTCAATTGTTTCATTGCCTGTTATTTGCAATTTCTGTATTATGCCTAAAGCATCAATAATAGTAACAAAACCAGAAGTAACAAAACTATACAGGTCTTCATAATATGAAAATTCATAGACTAGTTGTTTTATGTCTAAAGAATCTCCACTTCCTGTAATTAAATTTAATTTTTCGAGGGAAAAATCTTGTGAAAAAGCAATACCAGGACCGTTAGCCATATATTATGCCATCAATTCCAACATTTCAGTTTCTATTTGCTCTGTATACGCAGAGTTTATAAGTTTTATGCTTCTTCTCTTTTCATTCAAAAAACTCTCATAATCATAAGCAGAAACAGATTTTTTAGTCACAACAACTTCAACTAAACCTGTTGCTGTTTGAACTATAGTTTTGCCTTCTACTGTTGAATCCCAACTTGTTTGATCAAGTTGAACAGAAAAAATAGTTTTTTTATTTGTTGTTAGTTCTGTTTGCGCTATTGTTTTTTCGTAGTGATGTAAAAGACCTTGCGTATTAATATTAGGATATTTTTTCTGTAAATATTCTTCAAATAAGCGTGAAGACAATGGCCATTCCCATTGTGGATCTAATATATTATTTGGCAATAAAACCATCCAATAACGATAGGGATCTTGATAATATTTTGCCGCAATTATTTCTGGTGTATCAAAATCTTGAATATCATATTCATAATAAATCAAAGGATTTTTTAATATTGATGGTCTAACACTTGCTCGAGCAATTAAATTTGTGTATAATATTGACACACCATTTTTTGTATACAGTATTTTTGGAAGATTATCAAAATATTTTAATGTAGCCATTTTAATATCCTTGATTAATCATGTTTTTATCTATGAGTTCTATTTCTCTAAAATTCATAGTAACTGTTGTTTGTACTGGTGCACCGTCTGTATGAGCAGACCAACCGTTTGGTGCATAATTAACATCAATAGAGGTCATAACACTTTCTGCAACTCTTGAGATATGTCTGTTTCTTGTTCCATTAAATAAAAAATCTACATCAAAAGTATTTGGTATATCATAAAACATACCTGCTTTTCCAGAATTAATGGTTGGTGCCATGGCACCTCTAAATTCTTTTATTATATTTCTGACTTCTATGGCTTCATCTCTTGAAGTTGGTGTGAATGTGAAAGCCAATTGATATTCTCTAAATGTTATGCCATCAAATAAAACCTGTTCTCTTGGATTTATTGCTAAGCCACTAACATTCAATAAAAGCTTTGTTGCTGGAGATTCTGCAATAGAATTTACAGTAGATGTTAATTTACCAATACCTGGTATAGCACTAGTTGCAGATACAATGACATCTTTTAGTGATGTTGAACCATAACTTGCTGCATAAGGAAAAGCAACAGTATCAGGCATATATAATGCTATTGTTTTTATTGGTGTTTTTTTTCTTTGTGTGAAAGAACTATCTGTAGTTGCTTTAATTGCATCTTTAGTTACATCTGAAAGCACTTGAGCTCCAGTTTGTACTGCATTTAATACTCTATCTACCGTGCCGCCTTCTGATGAAGATGCAAGTTCATAACCACTAGTTATGGTATTTTTAATATTTGATACTAATTTTATAGGTTCAACTTTATTAATCGTAAAATGAATAAAATGACCTTTTGTTGCAGAACTTAAATCTTTTGGATATTTGTATGCAGCAATATCATAACGAGAGGTTCCAAATAAAACACCTAATGGGCCACCAGGTACATTTGTAATTCCTGGTATAGCAACTCCACCAAGGGAGTCTGGAATAGAAATTATGGCCATGGGAATCTCTTTTTAGAATTGAATATACATATTTATATGGCATACCAAGGATTATTCAGACCAAGAAATCCACAGAAATATGTGGGAGACTTTAAAAACATAGTCTATCGCTCTTCATGGGAATGTAGAGTAATGGATTGGCTCGACCGTAATGATGATGTCATTTCTTGGGCTTCCGAAGAACTTTTCATACCTTATATGTCACCAGTTGATGGTCGTAGACACAGATACTTTCCAGACTTTTTGGTTAAAATCAAATCATCTAACGGCATTAGAACAGAATTATTAGAAATCAAACCAAAAAAACAAACTCACCCACCTGAACAAAGAAAAAGAGTAACAAAACAATACATTCAAGAAGTTGCGACTTGGGGTGTTAATCAGGCTAAATGGAAAGCAGCAGAAGAATACTGCAAAGACCGTGGTTGGACCTTTAGAATCATCACAGAAGATCATCTGGGGCTTAACTAAATACTGAAATGGCATCCATTCTTAGATCACTCACCTCAGATTTAAAGACGGCACAGGTTCAACCTATGTCTGGTGATTCTATGAAATGGTTGATGACTAAGATTGCAGAATTAAAAAATCCACTCAAAATACCTACTGAAATGAGCAGAGATGCTGGCCGAAATGTTACAAGATTTGGTCCAGGAAAATTATATTGTTTTTACTATGATCCAAAAGGTAAGAGTCAAATGCCATATTATGATAGATTTCCTTTGGTATTGGTATTACAAAAAGAAGCGGATGGTTTCCTAGGTTTAAATTTACATTACCTACCAATAAAATATAGGATTGCCTTTTTAGGTAAGCTTTTAAAATTTGCGATCCTAGACGATGAAAACAATGTTGAACGTCTAAGAGTATCTTATGACATTCTGAGTGCCTCCAGACGCCTAAAAGAGTTTAAACCGTGTCTAAAAAAGTATCTGACAGGACATATCCAGTCAAGATTACTTGCCATTCAAC